TCAGCCTCAGTAAAGTTTGGATAATCATCCCAGTTCATGCTTCACCTCTCACGACCGCCAGCGCATGACGCCAGCTGTCTATCTCTATGTCAGGGTCATCGAAGAACCGGGGGCTGATGCGCTTGCTTATCGCCTTTATCTCATCAAGCGCGGTAAACAATACTCGGCGTTGGTCGATGGCCACTGATGCTATTATATCATACGAGCCGCGTGCCGCCTTCTTTTTCTTTAGCCCCATGCCGTAGTTAAAGTGATAGGTCGGCGTGCGCTTGTCGCTCTCATGCCGGATGCGGCACGACTTGACCTGGATGCGCAGATAGCCGACATCATCCCATGCTATCATATCGACCATGTCTTGCTGACACAGACTTGCACCATTCACCCCCGGCAGACACAGCGCGGCAGCGCACGCGATGTGTTCGCCTATCAGCCCCGTCCTAGTTTCCCCTGCCAACTACAGTCCTTTCAGATAGAGTATCCACCACAAGAGCAACGCAAGTCCTACAAAGCCTGCAACGATTAGCAGGGTTATTGCGATGATCTCGACTATTTGTTGATTGCGTTTGCGCCGGGCAGCGATAGCGGCTTGGCGTTGTTTACGCGCTGTCGCCTGAAAGTTTAACCAGTCTGTCCACAAGTTGGGTCGCCCGTGCCATATCATTAACTGCTTGAGTTCTTCTTCTTGCTGCTTGAGCTTTTCAAGGTGCATGAATTCTTCGAGGTCGCCGGATGCAAATGGACTGCGCTTTTTCTTTTCTGCCTTGCGGCGTAAATCTTCGGTCGCATTTACATAGGTGCTGATCTTGTCCGCGCAGTCCGCCAATTCGCGTCCGTTCTGCACGAATTGCTTGACCACCTGAAAAGCGGCGTTGGCGGCGGCAAGCTCTGCGAGCATAGGCTACTTGCCTTTATACAAGTGCCACATCTTCCACAGCACATAAGCGATAGACAACAGCCCCAGCACCAGGGCGACCCACTGGTTCATGGCTGGCAGCCAAAGCGGTGCGCTGATGCCCCCGGTAGCTATAGCAAGGTCGTGCTGGTTCATTGCTTGTTTCCTTATGCGTAAGGGCTATCACCAAGAACGCTTGTATCCCAAGCGGCTTTCAGGCCAGCAATGTCGGTAGCGGCATCAATAGCAGATGCGGCTGGTGCATCACGCAGAGCATCCTTTGCAGTGGCAATGGCAGTTGTGTCTGAGCCAGCTTCCAGAGCCTTCATCAGTTCAACGTCCTTTGCTTCCAGCAGGGGCTTGCGTACTTCACGGATTTTGTCCTTAAAGATTTCCTTCGCCTTGTCCATGTCCTCAGAAATCACTGAGCCTGACAATGACCAAGCACCACGAAAGTCTCTGTTTGCTGGAACGGTAGCAGTTGAGGCATCAATCTGACTACCGTCCTTGTCCACGATATATGTTGTTACAGCCATCGGTTTCTCCTATGCGGCTAGTTCATCAGATATACGCCACGCATTGCGCCACGTTCTTGTTTGCGGTAACTGCTGTTTCTTGCAGATAACCATCTTAGGGCGGTTGCCCTCATCCCAAGTCTGCCATACAGACTGCGGAACATCCTTCATAATCAGGTACTCAATCGCTTCTTCCTCTGTCATGGCTGGCATAGGCTCAGTCTCATGCAACAGATAGCCACGGGTATGCTTCTTAAAGTCTGGCTGGGCTTCATCCTTTGCCAGTTCGTGATACACCCACACAGGCGGTAAGATGCCGCCCTGTAAGGCACAGGCCATCCAATTTGGGTCTGGAACGAGGATTTTGGCGCACTCATCAATGCTGTCCTCATATACAACACGGTAGTCTGACTGGTAAGCCTCAAGATGGTCTTTAGCCCAGCACAGACGGTCAAATAGCTTTGTGCCTTGAAATTCAGGTGTTTGCATTATGCGAGGTTTCCGTGTGAAGTGTGATAGATATAATCTAAGTCGGCTGTTGTTCCGCCAGCGTACGACCTTGCTTGCACCCTAATAGCAGAAGATGTTGGCACTGCGTTATTATCATCAATCATGACATCGCCAGCATCTCCTTCGTTGCCCATAGCAGTATTAGCATAATTAGCATCACTCATACTTGAAGAAAGTGCGTATGTATAATTGCCTGTTCCATTATCTGTAAGGCCACTTACATTTAAGCTATCCCTTGATGCAATAGTGCCAGTGCCGTTCATGTTTATCCACATCTTCGCACTACCATTAACAACATAGCTGGTGGCGATATCAGCACCAGCACCTGTTTCCAGCGTATCTGCTATAATCTTTCCAGCCATTATGCGAGGTCCCCTGTTAAAATACCGTGAAGATTATTAACATCTTGATTAGATGCAGAACTACCGCCAACATAACGACACCGCCACGGCACAACAGTTGTTGTTTCAAAGCCACCATAAATGGTTGCTAGATTATCTGTTGTTGCAGTGGTCAAAGAAGCAGAGTAAGTAGCGTTGGACATAGTTACAGACAAGTTTGCCTGTCCAGAACCTGTGGTAATGTTGGTATGAGATGACACACCATAGCTGTCATCAACTACGTTGTTATTTTCGTCAATGTTCCACCACGCTTTTGATGAACCTTTGACTGCTGTAGCAAGTGGTAAACTATCGCCACCGCTTGTCTCTATTGTGTCTACTACTAATTTCCCAGCCATTATGCGAGGTCTCCGTGAATTACTATAGACACCATTGTGCTATCTTTGTCTGTGCCTGTATCTGATGTATAATTTGCTACTATCAAAGAACCTGTTGCTCTTGTTGCCGACTCCCACATTTCAGTGCCAGAGGTTTCTCCTGAACACCCTGAAGGTGCAAAGTCTGCATCATTCATTGAATTTGTAAAAGAGGTTGTATAACTACCAGTACCACCGTCTGAAATACTTGAGACTGAAAAACTGTTACGAGTTGCTATAGTTCCTGTGCCGTTAAAGTTTATCCACGCCTTAGCCGCACTCTGCTTCGTCAGCGTTACAGGGCTAGAGCCGTCTGATGCTACGATTGTATCTGCTTTTAATGTACTCATGCTATCACCCAGTTTCCATTCACGGTCAATGTAACCCCTGTTGCCACTGTCAGGCTAAAGAAAGCCCCAGCGTTATCACCCGATGCGATGGTGGTGTTTGTATCTAGCTGTTGCTCATGCACCCGAAAGATATCGCCCTTGCCGTTAGTGGTGTCACCTGTCGCACCATTCTCGCCTTGAAAGTAACCAGCACCGCCAGCAGGGGCGGCCTCTAGGCTAATAGAGGTTGTTGAATGGTCGTATGTCAGCAGATAATTATCTTGCCCAGCACCTACGCTTTGGTCTGCATCAAAGGTAAAGTTACCCAAGCTAACATTGCCAGTGCCATTAGGCGTGATGTTAATATTTCCATTAGACGCTGAGACAATGCTGTTGCCATTCACATCCAGATTGCCGCCTAGTTGTGGTGTGGTATCTGACACAACATCGGAAAGCCCGGCGGTAATTGATACCCAGCTTGTGCCGTTATAATACTTAAGCGCATTGTCTGTGCTGTTGTATACCAAGTCACCCTCATCAAGAGAAGTGGCCGGGTCAGATGATGCCACCCGGTAGCGTTCAGCAAAGCTGTTCACCCCGGTGATATTGGTCGCAGTTGTGTTCACGTTGGTGATGTTTGTGGCAACCGTGTTGATATTCGTTTGATTGGCAACGGTAGGTGTTAGCTGAAACCAAGTTGTTGTGCCAAGGTCGTAAACCTTCATCACGTTATTCGTTGTGTCAAAGTACAGCGCACCATCCTGTAATGCGTTGCCGTCATTGTCCAGTGCTGGGTCACTGGCCTTTGCACCTAGATACGCATCATCGAATAGGTCGAATGTAGCTTCTGCCGCAGATGCGCTATTCGCCGCATTGGTCGCAGATGTTGCCGCGTTTGTCTCTGAGGTAGCAGCATTTGTTTCTGATGTAGCGGCGTTAGTCTCAGAGGTAGCGGCGTTGGTTTCGCTTGTGGCGGCGTTAGTCTCAGAGGTGGCCGCGTTAGTCGCGCTAGTTGCGGCAGCTGTGGCGCTGTTGGCCGCGTTAGTCGCCTGGGTAGCCGCATAAGCCGCATCAACGACCAAGTCCCACTTGGCGCTGTCTGCGTTACTGCTGATGGGTGTGGTGCCGCTAGATGTGTGCGCGGTGTTACAGCGATAGACGTTATAGTTGCTGGCGTCCTTTACCAAGTCGCGCACAGTGTATGCCACAGACGCCGCCCAGTCACCGCGCCAGTTGCCGATATCCTCGCCGACAGTCGGGTTGCCATCGCTGTCAAACGCCAGCGTCTTACCAGCGCGTGATGCTTTGGTCGGCAGGGTCATATCAACCACGCCGCCATCTTCTGCCA